ATTGACGGCTTCCGTAGCAACAACGAGTTCTTAGAACAGAAAGACCCATATGACAAATGTCGTATTTTCTTCTACGACAACAATGTTGACAACGACGAAGACAGTAAGTGGGTACTAAAACACTTTGGATATATTGGTGGCGTTGGATCGGCCTCAAACTCGCTTGAGGGGCGGTTTTGGGTGTACGACCCCGCAGACATCATGGCTGGTATTCCAGTCGATAAGCCGTGGACTGAGCCCACCTACAAAGAGGTGTTATCTTATGTCCAGTCTAAAATGGAAGAATCATCTGTGTTTGAAGACATTTCTCTTGTTGACGTTACTGGAAACAACGTACCGTCAATAAAGCTTTCTGAACAAGAGCAGCCAGAACCGCTCGATTTACCCTCGTTTGAGATTGAAGGAAATTTGCCTGTTATTGGGTCGTTCCAGCTTCCAGTTAACTACATTGCAGATAGTGTTCTTGAGTTCATTACAGACGAACTACTTACTGGTCAAAAAACGTTCAAACCAAATCGTCACAATCTTGTTGATGTGATGAATTGGTTTTCCAACTTGGCCGACGCTCGTTGGTGGTTTGAACCGCAGTTAGATGGAACAGCACTTGTTGTTGATTCTGGTGCGTATAAGAGCAATGCGGAAAACAGTGCTTACGAGCGTCGATATTTTGTTGACAGCAAAGCAATGGAAAAATGGGAACTTATACAAGCCGATCAGCGAAGCCAATCTATTCAACAACAGTCCGAAGACGGCGAAGACGTTGCTGAAGGAATTGACTTGAGTGTTGATTTCCAGTGGGACACGTTAGATATTCTAACAAACGAAAACAAAGAAACAAATATTCCAGAAGACTATCTTCCACCAAGCAATTACAACACGTTCACAGACATTGATGTGTTGAATAACAACGCGCTCGTTGATATGAAGCCATTTAATACGTTGGAAGTTTTTGGAGAGTCCGAACAGGTGAGTTTGCGTGGCGACAACAACGTCTACGACGATGCCAGTTCCTCTGGTGTGCCCTCAGAAGAATATCCATATGTGAAAGTCCAGTATGGGCCGCTGTTGGATCGGGCCAATGGATTTGAGTTTTCACCGAACCCAATTGAAAGTGACAAAGTGGTTATTGATGCTGCCGAACAGCAGGCTAAAAACGAACTCCGAAAACATCTCGAAGAAACAACTGAAGGCTCCTTGCAGTTGCGTGGAGAACCCCACATTGCACCCCACGACTATATTGTAACGTTGCCAGTCTGTGAAGACACCTACACCAACGTTGAGGCCGAACCAGTTGAGTTTGAAGTAAACGCCGTCAAACATGAACGCACCGCAACTGAACAGTACACAACAGAGTTAGGTGTTAGTATTCAAGTGGTAGACAGTAAGATAAAGGTTGTTGAATCAGAGTACCGCAAGGTGGGTGCCGATGGCTCGGAATAATCCTTCAAACCCCTATACACGGGAGTCTGAACACACTGCGAAAGACGTTCAGCAGGCAATTACGAAGGCTCGCGTTAAAGACGTAAACACAAGTGCTGAAGGTGGGGTTCATACGGTCAGAGTCCAACCCTACGGGACTAATTCCTCGTTCATCGCACCAGTGTTGATGCCAGTGCAGGGATGTGTTTGGCTGCCAGAGCAAGGCACAGACGTTGCATTGATGTTCACAAAAGAAAACAAGCCGTGGGTAATTGGAAGCTGGTATGCATCTGATCGGATCAATGCAGGCAACGTGGAGCTACCAGACTACGAAGAAGGAGACTTACGACTCGGTAACTCCACTGGTTCTAATATTACAGTTGAGTCAGATGGCACAATAAATATTGTAACTGTTGGAGATAAAGCAGTAAATATTGACAAACAAAGTGCTGTTGTCTACCGCTCAACGCCACAAACAATTCCAAATGACGATACATACTACAAAGTTGAGTTTGATGTTGTTGAGTCCGATAAAGAAGACCTATACGACATAACAAATCACCAATACGTTCTCAAACACGGTGGGGACTACCGTTTCAGTGCAACGTTAATGTTTCCAGCAGCGGGGCAGAATAATAGATACACGTTGGGTATATTTGTTAATGGAACAGAAGAAAAACGTCGGTCATTCCAGAGTTCCACCAATGCTGAAATGTCTCTCGACGTATCAGTTGACAAACGCCTCAATGCTGGCGATGTTGTTGACGTTCGTGTAAAACAGAATAGTGGTTCTGGTAGAGATATTAATGGTTCAAGCAGAACAAACGACTTCATTCTACAACGGAAAGGAATATAATGACAACAGACTTACTTATTGACGAAGAGCTCGACATTGTTATAGACACTACTAACGATTTAGGAACAGTAAGCGGTATTCAGCAACTTGAACAGTCCGTTGCGATTGACGTGTTGGATGTGACACGTCAGTTTGTTGGTTCAAGGTTGACTGGCGGCCAAGTAGGACTGTTAGAAGAGCGAGTTCTTCGGTCGTTAGAAGACGATGAACAAGTTGGTGAAGTGCTTGACGTTGTTGTATTGCAGTACGATGAAGCAGCGCAGTCAGTGACAATGGAAATAATTGTGTTAGAAGACGAAAACTTTGAGATTGAACTAATGCCAATTGTTGACGGAAACTATGTCCAGCGAACCGAAGACGAAATTCAAACAGCACTTGAACAAGAGTTAATCAACGAGTTCGGTGCTGACATTGATCTCACAGAATCATCCACATTCAGCACACTCGTTGAGGTGCTGGCAAGCGTTGCTTCAAACAATCAAGAAGCAACGTTGGAAGATGTTTACGAGTCTGCCTTTCTCAACACCGCTACTGGTGTTGACTTGGAGCGTGTCGTTTCAATTATCGGGCTGCAACGCCGATCCGCTGTCCACGCGACTGGTATTCAACGTTTTATTGCTCCTTCGCCAGTAACACAAACATATACCATACAGAAAGGAACTACTGTTCAAACTGGTAGTGATGATCCAGTTGAGTTTGAAACAACAGATGTGGCCAACTTGTTGCTTATTGATGATTTCAGCAGCGGCGATGTGAGCAACTACTCTGGCGACACGGTTGCTGCATCAGTGATCTCTGACGCCGATGCAGTCCGTGGGAACAACGTTCTCCAACTCGACGCAACTGCTGATGCGTTCATTTACGATGACAGCATTGATGTTTCTATTGGGACAAAACTGCACTGCCACGTTCGACCATCTGCTTCAACAGTTCCAACAGTTGTGTTTGGTGTTGACCCCTTTGATGCTACTAACTATTACCAGATTGCCGTTGACGAATCTGTTGGAGAAGTGCGGCTTGAAGTTGTTAAGTCTGGAACCACAACAACACTTGACACGCTTTCTACAACGATCACTGCTGGCTCCTTCCACGAGATTGAGTTTCAGTGGTCTACAACAAATAACATTGGCGTCACCGCATATGACCCAAGCGGAAACGAGTTAGGAAAATTGAGTGCAGTAGACGATACTTATTTGAGTGGCCATGTCGGGTTTAAAAGCGGTGACGCAAACAGTACAAAGTCATTTGACTTCTATACGACATCTGAAGTTAGTGCAAACATTCGAGCCAAAGAAGGCGGTGTGGAAGGCAATGTTGGCCCTAACAGCATTACAGTAATGCCCTCACCGCCAAACGGTGTTGACGAATCTAAAAACCTATATCCTACTGGCGACGACAGCTACAAAGATATAAACGGAGATTCGCTCACATTGGGGCTTGAAGAAGAGGCTGATGAAGAACTCCGTAATAGGGCAAATGAAGCTGTAACTGGTGGTGGAAGTGCTACACACGATGCTATCGTGTCAGAACTGTTAAACAATACAGAAGGCGTTACATCAGTCACGTTATTTGAAAATAACACCAACACCGACAATACTGGTAGTGGCGGGCTACCGCCGTATTCGTTTGAAGCAGTTGTGTTTGGTGGTGCTGACTCAACTGTTGCAGAAACAATTTTTGACAAGAAGGCAGTAACCTCACGCGACTACGGTGGTGCAAACGGAACAAAAGTCACTGAAACAATAGCCGCAGACTCAAATGGACAAACAAGAGAAATTGAGTTCAGTCGTCCGACAAAAGTCACTGTTAGCATGTCTCTTGATCTTGTTGTTGATGATACATACATTGGGGATGACAACCTCCGAGACAAAATTGTGAACTACATCGGTGGCGTACTAAGCAACGGTTCTGATGTTATTGGTCTTGGCGTTGCTGAAAACGTCCGTGCTGATCGCATTAAAGATGTTGTTGTTGGTGATGACACTGGTGTTATTGGTCTTGATCAGTCTGTTGATGGGACACCGCTGGAAACAACACCATCGTTGACAGTTATTGACGGACTTGAAGTAATAGACATTGGGGCGAATGAAGTTGCACAAACAGACGGGACGGATGCAACAATAACGCTAAACACAAAAGAAGTAACAAACTAAAACAATAAATGATTCCAGAATTTGTCAGTTTTGAGTTCCTTGCTCAACCAGTGCCGTTGTGGTTTGCACTGTTGATGGGCTATACAGCACCCTATCTGTGGTCGAAGTACATCAAAAAGGCAGCCACAACCATTTTAAGCCGTTATACTTAAGTGATTCCATCACGTAACTATAATTACTGATGGATATAACAAGAGATGTTGTAGAAGGTGTTGGCCCAAATGGTGTTGACGTTCGGTTGTATGATTACAAGAGTAGTAAATTGCCTTCAGTTACCTCTGTTTTAAAAACACGAAACCAAGATAAGTCAAATCTATACGACTGGCAAGACCG